TTCGATGATACTTGGGAACCATGGGAGATTAACCCCCATATAAACCCATTTTTGGTGCCTTTTTAAAAGAAGGCTCCTTTAATTGGTTTTGAACAATCAAAGGAAGTGTGTCTGGTCGGGTCCCTTTCGGGGTCATCCGATCGCAGGATACATTTAACTTGGTTGAGATTGGCATAGCCTATTCTGTTTCCACAAGGAATAGAATAGATGCCAAGACCTACTAGCGGGTTTTAACCTGGCCTCCCTGAAAGGGAACCGGGCAAATTTGCAGTTCGTAGTTACACATTATGTGTTTCTCTCTAAAAGAAGTAGGGGTTGGTCCCTCTATGGACATCTGTAATTTCGGTTACTAACTTGAGATAGTTAGTCACTCCCGTAAGGAGCTTTTGAATTTAAAAATGTCAAGAGTGGGAATTACCTCTTTTCTTGTAGAGCACATATTGTATTTCCAATAATATTAAAAATTTTAAATATGAAAAAATCAATAAAATGAATTTCTCTATCTAAAGCTTTTAATGATTATATCGAATCTGACAAATTGGTTTCACTAAATAATTCTTTTGAATTATTAGCATTGATTAGAAAAATTGGGTGGCGATTAGTCGCTACTTGTTTTTCTGGATCAATGAACCTGTCACGTAGATCTGTACAAGCTTATAACTTTGGTAAATATATTCTTCGGATGCGTAAGCATCACGGAGAAGTATTTGCCGTAAGTTACTTAAAGGCATGTCAACTAGCTGTTCAGAAGCAGATAGGTAAAGATAAGATTAAAAGCTTAAGGGCTCTAGTCTCAGATTTACCGCTTCCTAGACTTACATCTTCTGGTCTCCCTCGGTTTATTCCGTTAAGAGATAGAAGAGCAATTTGTACGGGTTCAGTTTCTGTAATTAGATGATGACTTACGTTATTTTCTATTTATAGAGTATTGAGTTGCCCGCCCAAATTTAAGTTGAATACCATAACAGATGGTTTCTCTGGTGATAAAGTGTTTTTAGATAAGATTTCCAAGGAATTAGGCGTTTTATCGTCTAGTTTCAGGAAATATAATCCAAAGCCTTTATCTCCAGGGTCATTTTTATGACTGGAGTCTGCTTCCCCTTCCTCTAGAACTTCTTGGACTGGTCTAATCGCAGATGCTTTACTGTTAAAGCAATTGGGACTAGATCAATCTTTAGAATTCTTTATTGATAAAAATGGTTCCTACCATTTACAACGGTTGTGAAAAACTGTTTGTAAATTGTTGGACCATTGGACTTTCACTGAACTAATGCTGTCTTCTCCAGTAAAGGAGAATGCATCACTAGACAATGTTGGTCAACTTTCTTTAAAGAAGGAAGCTGCCGGTAAAGTCAGAATTTTTGCTCTTGTAGATGTTTGAACACAATGTGTGTTGAAACCTTTACATTTGTGATTATTTGAGTTTTTAAAAACTCTGCCAAATGACGGAACTTTTGATCAATATGCATCCGTTAAAAGATGTATGTTGAAGGTAAAGTCTTCCGGTAAATCGTTTGGATATGATCTATCCGCTGCAACTGACCGTTTACCAATAGGTCTTCAGATAAGTATTCTTACTTCCATTTTTGGAGGTGAGTTTGCTAATCATTGAAGTAACTTGTTGGTAGGAAGAGAGTACGTTTTGTCTAGCCGAGAATTTGGTGATGCAAGAGTGAAGTATTCTGTGGGGCAACCCATGGGAGCTTTATCGAGCTGAGCCATGTTAGCGG